ACAGCCGCTTCCAGGAAAGGTCGCCGAGCTGGTTATTGTTGAAGATGTCACGGAGGCCACCCGCCAGAAGATCGAAGGCTACCTGGCCTGGAAATGGGGCTTCCCGCATCAACTTCCGGACACGCACCCGTACAAGCGCCGTCCGCCAATGGCTTAAAAGGAGATTACTATGGGTCACGAAAATCATAATGGAGCGATAATCATGCCGTCGCAGCTGATCCTTCCTAAAGAGGCAGGTGGCGGCGTCAAGATAACACCAGGAAACCACACCTGGCGCGACAAGGAAGGTATCATTATTCCGGACCCAGCCGGAGTCGGCGCACCGACGTTGCAAGTCTTCAGGCACGAGGTAGGGGCCAAGTGCCGTGCATACGCGTATTCGGTCAATGACATGATCGACATGATATTTCATATGCCTCATGACTGGGTTCCCGGTACTAACATCTACATGCACCCACACTGGTTCCACAGCGGAACTAACATAAGCGGAACTATGTCGTACACGTTTTCCTATACCTATGCCAAAGGACATAACCAGGCGTCGCCGGACGGGGATTTTCAGGCGGAGAAACAGCAGACGTTCACTTTCACTAATATGAGTATTGCTACGTACCCGCGGTATCGCCACCGCATCGATGAGTTCCAGCTGTCCGACGCCGGAGGTACCGGAAACTTTCTGAACACTAACATTCTCGAGGCGGACGGAATCATTCATGCTAATGTGGAGTTGACTGCGGAACCTACCGTTACAGGCGGGGATCTATACTGCTCTACAATAGACCTTCATTATCTATCATCAAACATAGGTACTTACGATAAAGCACCGCCGTTCTTCGGAGTATAAGGGGAGAGAACCATGGGACACAGTAACCACGCCGATCCGGCGAAACAGATATACTATCTGACCGTAGGAGACGACATCAAGGCGGCGCTTGACGCCATTACGGACTCGTCCATCAGCAAGCCGTATGTCGTCTATCTGAACGCCGGCGTCTACAACATCGGCAACAATGTGCTGAACGTCCCGGCCTACGTCACGATCCAGGCCAACGGCGACGTGATCCTGGACTTCACAGGGAACACGACGCAGAAGGCCATGGTACTGGCTTCCGGCGCGAAGGTGAACGGCGTGGCCATCCAGAACCACTTATCCTCGTCCTATGCCATTGAATTAACGGCGGCCGGTAGCTACGTCCTGGACGACGTCACCTTTCTCGACGTTACCCGTTGCATCCTTGTCAATCATGCGTCGGCCCGCCCGACGATTCGACGACCTGTATTCCTTCCGTTCGGCGACGCCATGACGGTCGGTATCAAGGTGGAAGCCGGTACCCCCGCCATCTTCGACGTACGCACGGGCGGCAATCTGGCACTGACGGACCTTATTTTTGTCTCCGGCGGACATGCCACGGTATTCGGTATGTTCAGCGAGCAGACCAGCGTGGTCAACGGACTGCACGTATCGGCCACCGGCATACTCGACGCCAACGAAGTCATCGTCCGCAACGCCACAAAGGGCTGCTACGTCGAGTCCGGCGGCGAGCTGATCCTCCGTGCGGGGATCATGAACGAGAACGACTACGGCTGCGACATTACTGGAGCAGGGAGCTCATTCTCCGGGTTCAACGTCAGCTTCCTGGACAACGCTATCCTGAACTACCAGGCCGGGGCAGGCACGATCTCAAAGGGATTCGGCATAGCCGACCCCAATCTGTTCAATTTTCACCCGGACGCTGAAATGCAGGCGCACTTCCTGAGCACCTCCGCCAACGCCGAATCTCTTGCTATCATCGCCGAGCTGCACGTCGGCCATCCGACGTTCCCGCACGAATCGGCCCTTGGAGCGGGGGCAAGCTACGTCAACGGCATGCTCGTCTACACTTACGACGCCGGTCTTGCATCGTTCACCGACAGGACTGTAGAGGCCAAGAGCCCGACCGGGAGTACGTTAACGATCGGAACCGACGTCGACGACGCAATCTATGTAGGGTCTATGGTGCCAATATCCGCGGCCGAGTTCCACAAGTTCATGGGCATCCGTTTCCTGAGCACTGTCGCTTCGGCCGACACCGGTGCGATCACGGCATTTGCAGACGGCGGAGGCGTGACCACGGTTACGTCGGCATCGCACGGACTGTCGGACGGTGACAGAGTCACGATAGCCGGAACGACAAGTTACAACGGCACTTTCATCATATCCGGCGTGGCCACCAACACGTTCAACATCCAGAGGGCGTTCGTGGCCAATGACGCCACCGGAACGTGGACCAACCTGCAGCCACTCGTTGCCGAATACTGGAACGGTGCATGGACGCAGTTCAACACCATGACCGTGCAGGCCACCGGCAAGTACTACCGCAAGAACAGTTCCCTGTTCACGGTGACCCCGGGTGAATACAACGTCATGTTCGATCCGCGCATAGCGTCCGACTGGACCAAGAACGACCCTATGGGTCTGGGCACAAATTATTACTGGGTCAAGTTCCGGGTTAAGCCTACTACTGGTATTACCACAGCCCCGACGTTCGAGCAGATCAAGCTGCAGACCGACCACGTCGAAATCAACGTCGACGGATACAGGGAAATGCTCGGCAACGCCAGGGCCTACTACGGAATACCCGTTTTCTGGAACTCGTTCCAGGACGCCGGCGGAAATATGGGTGACCAGGACCTGTGGCGCAGTCAGAACTGTCGTACCGGGATGATCAATAACGCGTTTACGCAGAACAACTATAGTGTTGGTGCCGTGTTCCCGCTTCCACGCTGGGTCGACACATCGGCGCCACTCGTGGTGGAAGTGGTTCTCGTCCCGTCAGGCTCAGGTACGCTGCAGATGAAAGCCTGGCTGAATTCCAGTAAGGACGGTGATACCATTTATACAGGAAATCCAGGCAGTACCAACGGCGAGATAAGCCATGCAGTAAGCAAGAGCGTCGTTCTAGGGAAGCAGGTCACCTACCAGTTTGTACTGGACATCAGTCACAAGGGTACTGAAGCGAACAATGAGCCGGCCGAACTGCTGTGGCTTAACATCGAGGCCGTTGACCGCGGAACGGCAGGAACCACCTTTGGCGTGTCCTTCCTGGTGAAGGCGCTCCAGTTCCGTGACGGCGAACATCTTTAATAGGTAAAATTATGGAAAGAGACTATTACGTATTTCAGACAGAAGCACAGGCCAACGCCTGCCTGGCAGTAATCAACGGGGCCGGTTGGTTTCCTGTAGTAAGCAGGGTCAACGGTGTTCCTGCTCCCGATAAGCAGAAAGCCGAAAAATGGTGCAGTGCCCCCGTACAGATGCTGTCCGGAGAATGGGCCATACCCAGGATACCCGCCAGCCTGTTGAATGCCCGTAAGGTTACGTCCAAGAAACGCAAGGAATTCATGGCCGTTTTCGGGCAGGATATACGCACGCTGACGGAAGACGATTTTCCAGTTGTTGAAGTCTCTTTGTAGACTTTGACTCTTGAACGATATATAGTATAGTAGGACGGGGAGAGATTAAAGGTTAACAAATATTTTTTTGATAGAAGGAAGTAGAGCAATGGACCCGAAAACACCGGCGAAACTGAAGGAAGCAGTACACCTGGACGACTTCATGAGCTTTAGACGGGAGACTAAGGAGAACATCGCCGGTCTGTTGACGAGCGAATCGTTCAACAACTTCAAGGTGGAACACGATCAGGATCACAGAGAAATCGCGGAGAAGGTTTCAGATCTTGAGAACGCACAGCAAAGACAGGGCGAGACCATGGACGAACTGAAGACCATAGTCGTAGCACTGGACAAAGTCATCATGGGAGATAGAAATGAGCCGAATACGCCGGGGATGGCTGAAAACATTCGGACTCTGAAGACCGGAGTTGACACACTGGTCAGGCATCACGAGAAAGAGAACAAATTCCTTATTCAGATCTCGGCCAAGGCAGTCATGATACTGATCGGTGTCATTATAATACTTGGCGGTATACTGTATAAGGCTCTGCCCATGCTCCAGGCTACCACCGCAGCTAAACCATAAAAAGAGACGACGGATGAAGAAGGTACTCATACTTCCCGGAGGAGGTGTGTTTGGATACATACCTGCCTACTTTCTCGACTATGCGGTCGGGCCAATGGAAATCACCCGCAAGGTGGACGCCATAGGAGGCACGTCCGTCGGCTCCATATTGGGACTGTCCTACGCCATGGGCATGAACGCCTCGTCCGTATTCGAATCGTTCAAAAAGATGGTAGACGACATCTTCGAGCAGGAATGGTACACTCCGATAAAGTTCTGGGGAGCCAAGTACGACGACGACGGTCTTAATAAGGCACTTCAGACCATGATGGGAGAAACCAGACTTGGTGAGCTGGAGATTCCTGTGGTTGTTCCGTCGGTGGATTTCAGGATGAATAAGCCGAAGGTATGGGATAATCTGACGAACGAGTCGGATTGCGACGAGAGGGCCTGGGAAGTGGCCAGGAGAAGCGCGGCGGCCCCGACCTACTTCACACCTTGGAAAGATTGCATCGACGGCGGTATCATAGCGAATTGCCCTATCGTTGAGACCGTGGTGGCACTCAAGCACAAGAAAGGATGGGCTTACGAGGAAATGGACGTCCTGGTGCTAGGAAACGGTAACAGGGACGGGGACAGGAACAACATGTCCAAGGTAAAGAAATGGAGCAAATTCGAATGGCTACTGCCCATGCTGGACTACCTTACATTTGGGAATGAGCAGGCTAATCTGTTCGTTGCCAAACAACTGGGCCTGGGCGGTATAAAATACTACGATCCTATAACCCTTAAAGATGACTGGGCCATGGACGATCCATGGATACTTGGCGAAGTACGGAAGAGTTGCGAGACTTTCAGGGACGAAGCCAAGGGCGTCATTCTGGACTTTCTATCTACTAAATAATACACCCCGGAAAGCTATAATATAATAGCGATGGTTTTACTTATTAACCGCGCAACGCCGACATGACGGCGTCTATATCGATATTGTCCGCTTCCGGGAAGTCGTTGCCTTCGTACTTCATCGAATGTTCCGGAACGATCTTGATCAGACTGTCTCCCATGAGCTTCAGCATCATGACGGTACCGAAAGTCAGAGCGTGGCAGAAGTCGTCCGGCATAGAAGGATTTCTGAGGAATTTTTTAGTTGTCATTCCGGACTCAGTTTCCACTATGGATTCGAAAGGGCTAAGAAGATCGTTCGCGTAAGGCTCCATGGTTTCGAAGTCAGGGAATTTTATCTTTCCGTGCTTGATACCCCAGAAGATGATGGACAGCGCGGTGTTCCTGTCGACGACCCATCTTGGTATCCCGTGGATCTCGTTATAACGCACGAAGTCGTTGGATTTCACGTACTGTATTTGACTTACGTTTACTCCGCGATTCCTAAGCATGGTATTGTTGGTATACCCTACACCGAAGTCGGCAGCCACCATCTCTGCACCATATGCGTTTGCGGTACGCATGATGTCTATAACAACGTCCTCAATGTTCTGTCCCATGTAACGCTTTATGAACAGGACGTGAACCTCACCGTTGGGGTGGTACCCTAGAACGGTCGCTACCGTAAAGGAGCTGATCTCCGCCACACCCCAGTCGACGCCGACCACGATGCAGTTGTACTCACGCAACCGGTTTTTACAGTCTTCGAAGTTACCAAGAACGCACTGGCGCTTGATGTCTTCCATGGTGATAAGACGTGCGCCGGCGTCGTGTGATATACCGAAAATTTCGTTGAACACAAGAGTTTCAGGGTACGTGGAGACCTTGTGTATGAGCTTCGCCCACTTAACCGGAGAGTTGGCGATGGCTGGAAGAACTATCTGTGGAACGTGGACCCCGAACCAGTCGTCCTTGATGCTTGGTTTGGCGTGGACCAGTTCACCGCAGTATACGTCCAAAAGCTTGCCGCATTTGGCACATACCGGACCATCGACGGAGATCATGCTAAGAATGTCTCCTTCCTTGCTCGGTACGTTCCAGTGGTTGCAACCCATGCACCGCACGACCCATTCAGCCATTGACGACATCTGCCAGAAGTACTCTGCAGCGGAGTCCGTTGTCTTGGCCGTTCCGGTATAACGTTGGAGCATCCACTCACTGTTGGTGATGGATTCAGCTACGACGGGAATGACGTCTATGAGCTGGTCCTGGATCTCGTCGTAGTCAATACGATCGCAGGTAATACCACGGGCACGGTCAGCAGAAGTCTTGGCATACATGATCTGTATGCCTGCCCCGTTGACCAACGATTTGTGGCTTACCGACTTGATGATGGGCCCTTCGCCTATCGCCGGGTTCGGAGCCTGCAGTGTCTTCACAGGTTCGCACGTGGTCATCGCCTCGTGCAGGTACAAAGCTGAATAGCGATGTGCCTGCGACTGGAGCGGCGCGACGAAAAGGATCTGGAAGTTAGGTATCTGAATCATATCCATGACTTCAGACCTGGAGAGATTTGTGGACTTGGCAACCTGCCGTCCGCAAAGATAAACCATGTTGGCGGGCGCCTCCCGCTGGTACAATGGTGCGAACTGAGGATAGTCCCGAATTGAGTAGGGTTCTCCTCGGATCTTAAATAGAGACGGCAGTAGAAGATGTCTCTCTATCTTGGCAAGGTTGGCATAGAAGTCAGGCGTCTTCATGATCTGCTTGACATCGTTGTAGTTGCCTTTGCCGGATAGAAGCTTTTTTGCTGTCCTATCAAAAGGATTATCAGTAATGTCTGAATTGTTCAGAATCTGGGTCAAAGCGTTTGACAGCCTGTGTTCGTTATTTGAAATTCGTAAAGGTCCTGACTATACTATAGAGGACATAGAAGAGTTTTTCAACGGAGACAGGTAAAATGAACAGATCGCCTTACAGATACATCCAGGGAAAGAAGATCAGCACCGAACTGCAATCAATCACAAAATCTTCCCCGAAAAGGTACAGGAAAGCCAACACGGCTACGCATAGAAAAAGGGAAGAACGTTGAAAAAAGGAGTATCGTATGATTCTATTAGAGTGGGTAATCCCCACTGCCCTGGTTTGTCTGGCAGGGCTGACCCTTAATAAAAAAGGTCAGGAAATCAGCAAAAGGTATCAGCAGCTCCAGAAGGTGGAGCTTGATAAGCTAGAGAAGAAGGGTCGTACCAAGACGACCAGAGACGTCAAAACTGAACCTACCCAAGCGGAGGAATCCCATGTCGAAGTCAGAGAATTCGAGCTCGAGCTCGAAGAAACCCTCTAGCAGCCTTCCGCTGCTAATCGGTGGTGCCGCCGTATTGGGTGTAGCAGCCCTGGACGGCGGTGTTCTTACGCTATGCGCTCTCGGTGCCCTTGGCGCCGGTGCATACTATGTCACGGACAAAGCCCTTCAGTCTGCACTGGAGGACAGGTGTCCAAACCCGGAAAACAACCTGGTCAAGAACTTTGCGATGACGCGAAGATTCGTGGCAGGTTGCTGTGGAGCCGCCGTATTCCTGAATCCCTTCATCGGGATTCCGGGTACGATTTTGGTCATCGTAGGATGGTTCGCCTACCAGGGCAAGATGTTTGCCGTGGTGAAGGAGAACAAGGCCGCACGTAAACAGGCTGAACAGGCTAACGCCTGATCGGCCAACAAGAGAGTCGAACCCTTATCAGGTTCGGCTCTCATTTTAGGTATCATACAATGGAAGTAGAAATACGCATACGAATCACGAACGACGATGGTAAGTACCTGGAGAACCTATCCAAGTACACTAACAAACGCATGGACAGTCTAAAGAACCTCCTGCTCAGGACAACGTTGGCCCAGCTTCCCGGTGAAGTTGAAGAACTGTTCAGCGAGGCTGAGAGCGAGGATACCGTGTGGCAGTCGGACAAGGTTGAAGAAGAAAAGCCGGCCAAAGCCAAACCGACCAAAGGTAAACCGACGGCAGCTAAAAAATGATCACCTTGTACACTGACGGCAGTTGTCATCACACTGACCAGTTGGGTGCATGGGGTGCTGTCGTTTCAACGCTTACAGTGAAAAAGCTGTTGTTTGGTATGGCCCACCCTACCACCATATCGAGGATGGAACTGATTCCGATAATAGAGGGTCTCCGGTGGATACACACGGAGATATGTCACGGAGCAAGAGGGGTCAAGGTCCACTTGATCTCTGATTCGGAATACACCATAAAGTGTATATCAGGAGTGAACGACCCGTCCAAGAACCAGGACCTTTGGGCCGCTCTGGATGACGTCAGAAAAGATTTCAATCTGACTGCCGAATGGAGGGGTAGAAATACGTCCCAGGGCATGCAGATTTGTGACAACACAGCTAACGCAATACGAACTTACGTAAAAGACACGATCTATAAAGGATTGACAGAGTATCCTTTAGATCTGTCGAACGAATCATAACGAAATTAGGAAAAATTTATGAAATTTCTTCAAACCGGTGACCAGCATCTTGGTTACCGACAATATGGCATACGTGCCAGGGAAGAGGATTTCCGTGCCGCTTTCGGCAGGATCGTCGACATCGCCATAAAGAATGAAGTGGATGCTGTCGTGTTCACTGGAGACATGTTCGAGTCTTCCAGGCCGTCCGTGAAGGATCTTGTATTTGCCATGGACAAGGTACGGGAGCTGAAGGAACGGGACATTGCCGTCATAGGCATAGAGGGCAACCACGACTCCTGCGGAGGAGACTCCATGAAGGTCCTGGACATCGTACACGTAGGCCAGAGGGGCTACGAGTGCAAGGGTGTCCGCTTCTACGGAATAGACTACTGTAATAAGACGGAGTTCCTTAGCAGACTTGAAGAAGTCGACAGGAAAGCCGAAGTCCTGGTAATGCACCAGACGCTCAGCGAAGTCGCCGAGCTGTTCGGCGACGTCTCGGCAGCCTATATCGCCAAAGAGTGCCCTAACCTGAAGTACGTGGCACTTGGCCATATCCACAACGCCTCCACCATCCATCACGGCAACGCATATTTCGTCTATAACGGTTCGACCGAGATGAACGAAATTTCCGAGAGCCCGGACAAGACCGTACCGATCGTGACTATCGGAGAGGACGTCAAGATCGAGCTGGTTCCACTGAAGTGCAGGAAGGTAATGAAGCTGGCGCTGTCCACAGAGGATGACATCAAAGACTTCCATGCCAACCTTTCCAAGTACGAGGGGAATCTCCTGTATCTGGTAGTGGATACCAAGCTGTCCAAACAGGCGTCGGCTATCCTGAATGAAGCCGGTGAACACGGAATCGACTATACCCTGTCTACAGTGTCCGGAACGAAGGACATCGACATCAGCAAGGTAAAGGTCTGGGAGCGGTCGAGAGCCACTCTGGACCTGAAAGAAATCATCGAGGAAGACTTCGGAGAGATGCACGCCGAACAGGCGATTGTAACCTCTCTGCTGGAATCCCCGGGAAACATGAAAACCATCATAGAGGATTATATCGATGGCATCCACAAAAGTAGTCAAGAAGACAATCAAGCAGGTTCGGGAATACACGAACCTGGAAGCGGCAAGGTTGGACAAATATCAGGTGATGACTTACGAGCGAGCCTTGGAAAACAGGCAACCAAAACCTCCGACGTCGTTGAAGATCAAGCCGCTCTCAGCGGAGCTTGAAGAGTCCCGGGACGTCAGAGTCCCGTCGAAACTAACCATCGAAATCGAAATCGAAGGCCCCGAGAACCACATTGATCAGTGGCAGGCCGAGGTTGCCAAGATGAATACTCATAAAGAGGAACGTCACGGCAGCCACGCCGTCGGGGCCGCTTACCTTGCAAGGAAAAAAGCGAATGCGAATAACGGAGATTGAGGCCAAAAACTGGTGTCAGATAGAGCATAGGAAGGTGTTGTGCGCCGGGTTGAACCTTATCGGGTTCATCGGCAGCAACGGAACTGGAAAAAGCAACTTCCTTGGTCTGATCAAGTTTCTGATCACCGGAGAAGTCGATGACAAGCTGGAAGATTACGTGCGCTATGGTACCGCCCTGGCGGAGGGAAAGATCAACTTCAACATCGACAGTACGGACGTTTTCGTTCACAGAACCATAACGACTGACGGGAAGTCCACCGCTCATATGCGGCTTATCGACGACAAGTACGGCGTAGATGAGACGTATGACAAGACCAGCGACGTCAACACCGCGTTGGAGAAGCTGCTGAGCATCGACAGGGACCTGGCCAGGAACAACATCTTCGTCAAGCAGAAACACCTGGATGACATCCTGTTCACCACTCCCGCCAAACGGGAAAGGGCCTGGCAAAGGCTGTGCGGACTAGGAGACGCCGAGAAGATACACACGTATCTCGGAAACGTCCTGTCGGATATTCCGGAGGTTGCCGACTACACGTCACAGATCCTGGAATGCAAAGCCAACATAGATAATCTCCGTAAGCAGATCGACGATCGTTCCGAGGAGCTTGTCACGCTTCGTGAGAAGCTGACTAAGACCGGAAACCCGGCCAGGATTCTCGAAGTGCAGAGCAAGCTGAACAAGTGCGCCGACGCCCGCGACAAACTGGCCGAGCTTCTGCAGCGGAAAACCGCCGCGGACGAAAACGTGCAGAAGGCTATCTCCGAACTGGCCGATGCCAAGGGCCGCATCGTTAAACTGGCGACGGACAACGAGTGCGACGAGACAGCGCTCGAGATGACCATACAGGAACGGATCACCACGGTAGACAATATCCTCCGGGCGATAGCCGAGGCGGCCACGCTGCAGAAGAGTCTGTCCGACACAGCAGAATCAATAGCTGCCGCCAAGCTGCAGCTACAGGCTCTGGAAAGCGAGGATATGTCCGAGGTAGAAGCGGCAGTCAGCGGAATCGAGGACAAGCTGCGCGAGATCCAGAAGGAGCAGGCTAAAGCTGGAGCCTCCATTGACCTGTATCAGTCTCTCAGGACGGCCATGTACAAAGCGGACGAGTCCGCCGAGTGCCCGCTGTGTGCGAGTCCTATAAAGGACAAGGAGTCTCTGATAAAGAGATGCGACGCCATTCTTCTGGAGAACCAGACGAAGGTCAGCACGCTTCTGAAGGATATGGATGAAAACGCACAACTCCTGAGAGAAGGCAGCGGAATAGTCAAAAGCCATCTGACGCGGATCGAACAGGCAAAGGCATCCATAACCTCTATGGAAAACACCTATGCCCAGCAGAACCGACGCATTCAGGAAATGAACGTTGAAGGCTACGACAAAACCCATCTGGAAGGCGTCAAAGCCGGTCTTGAAGGTGTACGTGAAGAGGCGAGAAGCCTGCGCCAGGCGGCGACCAAACTGGAGATGGACATGGCCAGGCTGAACGTTGTTCAGAACCAGGCAAACGTCGACTACAACGATGCCAAGAAAGTCTCTGATGAGTTCGGCTCCGACATAGATCCGCGGGCACAGGCCAACGCACTGTGCGGAGTCTATGACGAAGCCCAGACGGCGCAGAATCTGCTGAACGAGCTGGAAGGTGCCAACAAGGCCGACGAGACCAACCTGAAGAACTGGAAAGACAGTCTGGAGCGTATGGAGAAAATGACCATGACCGGAACGACGGACTGCAAGGTGCGAAACAGCATCGAGCGTATCCGCAACTGGTTCCACTACAGCCAGGGTCCTCACAAGGTGACCATGGCCGTTCTTCGGGAACTGACCGGCGGAGTCAACGAATTCCTGGCCATCCTGGACGGTCGGTTCTACGTCGTTCCTGATGAAGAGAACCTGATGTTCAGGGTAGTCTTCACCGATGGAAGAGAGCAGCCTGACGAACCGCTTCCGGCTACCAGGCTGAGCGGCGGAGAGAAGGCGTCTCTTGCTGTGGCGTTCCGGCTTGCGAGCTACTACATGTTCTCGGGACAGTTAGGACTCATCTGTCTGGATGAGCCGACGGAGTATCTGGACTCCAGAAAGATTGAAGCGTTCGGGCGCTTCATCGAAAAGCTGAAGGAAATCAGCACGTCCCTGGGACTGCAGATTTTCATGGCGACTCACCATGTCAACATCATCCCGTTGTTTGACTCGGTGGAGCGCATGGACAAGTAGGTGTGCAAACGGGCCTCGTATTATCGGGGCCCGTTTGACTTACTCTTGATGAGAGTTAAGTTAAGATCTATTAACTAACGAATAACGAATGAGAGAACGTACGATGATACAAGGATATATTTTAGTCGAATTCCTACAACCCTGCTTATCATGTGGGAACAGAGAATTTGAAGGGGATATGGATAGATTTCAAAGGGCTTCAGATGGTTCCATTATATGGAGCCAGTCATGGTGGCACGCCGTGCTTAACCGAGCCAAAAAATCCTTGAATATGGACGTACGTTTATCAGATATACAGTTTTCACTTTCCGTCACCGCCGAAACAGCTCCGCATCAGCGGAGGTATGGAGGCAAAAAATATCGGGTGCATGAAGCCATTCTGCCGGGCAATCCTGTGCGGTTCGACTTCGCTCTCGATAACAACGTCAGCCCAGAGGAGCTTGAACAGTTAATGAGACACATTGGTAAATTCATAGGGATCTCCCCCTACGGCTACAACCTCGGCTATGGTAAGTTCGAGGTGTTGGAGGTAGTATCGGTATGATGAAAGTCTTTCTCGGAGACATGTATGTCGCCGTAGAAGGTAACCCATCAATACCAGTACTTCTCAAGAAGAGACTCACCTACTACCACCGTACCCTCAAACAGGACCAGTTCGGCCGACTCACCCCTTCCGGAATAACAAAGGAAGTGTTTGAGCTCGTCCCTAATCACCTGGACACGGAGACCGGTACGCTGGTTGAAAGGCTGATCACTCTTCCTGGTTTTGCATGGCGCATCTGCAGCCTTCTCAGCGATAACCTGATGCCTTATAAAATAGTGGACGAACGGTGCAGGAAGCCTGACTTCGACGCCGAGTATGCCTGCAGCCGGTTGCGCCCGTATCAGTACGAAGCGGCCTGGACTGCCCTGAACTCCAACGGAGGCATAATAGCCTGCCCTACAGGATGGGGAAAGACTCACCTGATGGGGGCCCTGATAAAAGCCTACAATAAGGAACAGATGATCTCGGCCAGCACGCCATTGTCGGTCGTCGTCACTCCGGGCCAGGATCTGGCTGAAAAGAACTACCATGACCTCGTTGAAATACTCCCTGACAGAGACGTCGGACTTGTCCACGGCTCCAAGAAAAAGTATTCCAATGACGTACAGGTAGTAACCCCTGAGTCGGTCGGCCACATCAATCTCGAAGAGGCCGGGCTCATGATCTACGACGAGGTGCACACGCTGACGGACAGCCGTATCATGAAAGTGTCTCCGGCAGAAAGAGCCATAAGATTCGGCCTTTCCGCCACCCCTACCGGACGATTCGACAACGCTGACATCCTTGTTGAAGGTATGTTCGGTCCGGTTGTCTATCGTAGATCTTACCAGCAGGCGGTTGAAGATGGTGCCGTTGTACCGATCATGGTCATATGGCTGCCTCTACCCCGCCCCAACAACTGGCCGGCGTCAGGCTACAAATCCAAGGACGCCGCCTATAGGAACGGTGTCTACAGGAACTCCGAGTTCCACAGGCTGGTCGGACACATCAACAGGACATTGCCGCAGGAGTGGCAGGTTCTTACGATCGTCGATAAGACGGAGCATATGGACAATATGCTCGATCACGTCGAGGACATCGTCTATGTCCACGCCGACACATCCGCCAAGTCGATGGAAGCAAAGGGTTGGAGGAACGTCAAGGCGATACCCAGGAAACTGCGTAAAGAGATCTACGACGGTGTGGCCAACGAGAGCATAACAAGAATCGTATCAACCGGAATATACAGAGTCGGAGTCAACTTTCCCGAACTGAGGGTTCTGATAAACGCAGAAGGAATGGGCAGCGAAATCATCGCCGGCCAGTTGCCCGGAAGGGCGTCAAGGAACGTCGACGGCAAGGACATCGCATTCATGATCGATTTCTATTGCCCATGGGACGAGATAACGACCGAAGAGCTCCAGAGCGACGGTACGTTCAAGACAAAACGAGGCTTCATAGCACGTGACGCCGGCAGCAGGGAAGAGGTATACAACGAGCTCGGATTCGAGCAGATATGGTTGGAGGACCCGCATGGATTTTATGACATTATCGTCTCTAAGGGAGAGAGTTTATAATGCGTACTGCCGGGTTCTCGAGGAGAAGGGACTTCTTCCTCCTCCCAGGCATTCCGCAAAAGACAAGGATCTCGATGGAATAATAAAGATCGTCGACTCCGTAGAAGATGCTGAGATAGAGCCGTTCATCGTTTCCCAGTTCGACAGCCAGCCGCTGGATTACTGCGCCAGGCTGACGCTGGGAAAAATTTCCAGGGAGTCTAAGAGATCCAGAGAAAAGTTCGCAGCCTACAGACTGAAATTCGACATAGGACGTACGAACTACAAGGCGGAGATACTCAGACTTAACGCCACTGTAAGTTACTACGCCAGGACATGGGGTTGTTCCGAACAGGAGGTTGTATCGGACCCGAACGTAGCGTTCCCGGCGTGGTACAGATTTATCAGACTGGAGGACGAGGAGATTAAACGCATCTACGCGAAGGCGGCGGAGGCGGAGCTTAACAGTAAAGCGCTTAGAGAAGCATTGGAGGTACTTAATGCAAACGAACATTGACGGCGACTTCAAACAGATGTACAACAAGTCGTTCCAGAGGCTGATGCTGGCACATCTGGTAAAGGACCAGGATTTGTTCGAGAAGGCGGAAGTTCTTGAAGTAAACGACTTCGAGACGGCGCCGTGCCAGACTGTTTGGGAGGCGGCGAAAGACTACTACCGGATGACCGGCCGGCTTCCTGACAAGACTGCGCTGGAGCTGCACGTTCACAAGGTTGCTTTGAACGCCGAGGGGTTGTTCAAGAGTTATATAAAACCCGAAGAGGCGCCGGCGTTGCTGGACCTCGTTGACTGGATAGCCTCCATAGACCCCATCAACTGCGATTACTTTGCGGAAGAGCTTCCGTCGTTTATCAAGGGCGTCCGCACGTCAAAGATAATGGACGAAGGTCGTAACGCCATAATCATGGGCGGTCAGGCCGACGAACTGATCAGCAGGCTGCAGGCGTTAAAGAGCCAGGTAGACGAGAGATTCGCCGAGGAGATGAACATATTCATCACGGCGAAGGAAGACCCTGGTTTCATAACTCTTGATGAGTACATCCCGCCCATACCGACAGGTTTACCGCCTTTGGACCAGAAACTTGGCGGAGGCGTGAACAGGGGTGAAGTGTGCCTCGTACAGGCTCCTTCGGGAGTGGGTAAGACAAACCTGCTGTTGCATTTTGCTCTGGCTCCGGCCTACAGCAGACTGCACGGGCTGTTCTTCTCCCTGGAGCTTCCTGGAAAAAAGGTGCGCGGCCGTTACATCTCCATGGCCAGCGGTATGGAAGCAGAGAATCTGAAGATCCCCTATAACCACTGGGAAGACTCGACATGGGAACTGGCAGCATCCACCCTTGCCCATAATCCTGTTCTGGATAGAACCACGTTTGTGGACTTCTCGACGCACAAGCCAACTACGGCTGAGCTTGAACGAAGAATCATAGAGTGGAAGAAACTCCGCAGGGATCAGGGTATCCCAGAGGAACAACTGGCTGTGGTATGCATCGACTGGGTAGACTACGTCCGCCCGCCGTTCGTAACCAAGAAGAATATGGAAGACTGGGAACGATACATTATGGTGGCCCAGGAACTCGGTTTCATAGCCAGAAGGAACAACGTGGTCATATGGATTGCCAACCAGACCACAAAGGAAGCCGAAAGGAAAGCCATCATGCGTATGGGTGACACTGCCAGAGGCTATCACCTGCACGACGCCATGGACCTGTCTATAGGTGCTAACATCCATCCGGACGACAAACCGAACGAGGATGGAGAAGAAGGGCTGGCATCGCCTCCAGGTTGCCGTAAGATGGTATTCACCATAATGAAGAACAGAAATGGTGATCTTGGGTCGTTCGAGGCGTTCAGAGCGCCGAGTTTAAGAATGTTCGAGAACCAACAATCGTATTTTACCTACAGGTCGGCGTTGAACAGCATCAAAGGTGTTGACGAAAGGTCAGGCGCCGCCAGGGTAAACATGCAACTACAGGGATTGTATAAAAGCTGATGCCAGAAGCCATTGAAGTAGTACTTAGAAAGAAATTCGGCGAGGTCCGAAAAGGGCGAGGAAGGAACGGCATCGAGTACAAAGTGAAGTGTCCGTTCTGTGGTAAAAAGTGGAAGATGTACATAAATCCCACTCACATG